GGGCTTGTACTTTAGAAGCTCTCCGTTCTCGTCAGCGTCTCTTACGTCATAGAGCATCATTCCGACTGGGGTCTCGCCAGTTGTGCTGACTACAACCTTAGCGGTTACTCCATAACGTTGTGAAACAACGTTAGTTGGTGAAAGCGTACCAGCGCTGCCGATGAATTCTAATCCACCGCCAAGCTCAACGCCTGAATCGTAGTTTTTCCAACCAGTAGCGATCTTAACCAAGGAGCCCTTGGTGATGTTGATCGATCCGGCTGTCAAACCAGTTGTGTCGTATGAGAACAGATTCAATACATCATGTTCATCATAATCTCTAAAAGGTCTTAGTTTATAAGCCATATTTTTTCCTTATTTTTTTGTTATTATCCGACTACGAAACCATCGTAGTCAAAAGCTTGTTTATATTTCTCGAAAAGAGAAGCTTGAGAAGCTGAAGAAGTCATTGGAATATCAACAACTTGCTTTTCAGCCTTATCAGCGACCTCTTCTACAACTTGAGCGACAGAAGCCTTAGCCTCTTCTTTGGCCTCTTCTTGCTTCTTCTCGCCCTTCTTCTTATTCTTCATGAATACAGCCATCTTGCCCTTGAAAGCGGCAAAAGCAGAATCATCCATATCAGCTATTTCATTAGCCAAAATTTGTCTTGTTTCAGAATCTAGCTCGTATTCAGCATCAAAAGCACTCATTCTCTCATTGAACTTCTCAGAAGCTATGATCTTTTGCTTTTCAGCTTCAACAGCAGAAAGAGCCTCCTTAAGAGCAGAGATTTCTTTTTGTAGAGTGTCTTGGTTAGCAACTAGAGTGTCCAAGCTTTCCTTGGTAGACTTCAATTGTGACTCAACAGTAGCTTTTTCGGCAGCGAATTTCTCGGAGGCTGTCTTAAGCTCTTGTTCGATAAGATCAGAAATTTGGGAAGCAGTAGCTTGCTTCAAATTCTCATCATTAATATCTTTGATGCTGGTAATTTTCATAGCTTTATTATCTATAAGAGTATTTACATCTAAATTTTCTATTTTGGAAATATTTTCTTCGTCAGGCTGTTGTTTTTCTTCTATTCTGACAGTAGCAACTCCTTTTACGTCAGCGGCAGGAGTCTCTGTGAGACCAATTCCAAGAGGAACAACATTGCCCATTACTTTTCTATATAGCGATTTGCTCTTATCTATCTTTCCTGAACCGCCAAATGTTCTAAGATTAGATTTTAGTGTTTCGATTTGACTTGCGTCAGAAATTTCTGACCCATCTTCTATATTTTTAGAATCTCCTTCAATGACTACCAAATTGTATTCATTAAAACCTAGCTCCCAACTGGCACTAATCTTTTGATAATTAGCGCTAGTTGAATCGCTTGAGTCTTCTATCATCGTAGCCAAATTAGGATTGGCTATTTTCCAAATAACTCCGCCAAGAGTAATATTGTATGGACCCTTTAGATCTTTTACTTGATCTTCCGTAAGAGGAACGTCTGATCCGAACTCACTAAACCCAGCGGTTAAAATAACACCAACAATTCTTTCTCTATTATGCTCTAGGTTGATTGGCTTATTTATAAAATCTTTATAAGATGCAAGAGCAGTAGAAGTGTCAATAACATCACCGTTCTTATTTACTCTATTTACAACAGCAGCATTAAATGCAACAGGAAGCAAATCTACATTCTTCTCTGTGTCAACATTTGGAATAAAATTACCAACTTGCATCAAAGAAGCTAATGCTAAATACTTGTCTTTCTCTTCTGAAACTAATGGTTTTAGAACAGAACTAAATGTTGTAATATATTTAAAACTCATAATTAAATTTCGTACCATTTATTGCATTTATCTTTTGGGGAAGCAATATATAAATTATTCAAATTGCCAAAATCAAACTCTAGTCCAGATTTCTTTAAATCTTCCTTAGCTTTTTCCACGCTAATTTCTGCCTTGCTCCCATCTAAAAAATGATTAACCTTAGCCATTGAATAAGTATTTATATCAATCGACTCGTCTTTAACGTAAGAAGAAGCTGCGTCGGAGTATATTTCTATTAATTGATTTACAGTAGTTTTCTTAGTATTATTTTCGTTATATTTGTGAACCTTATTTTTCAGCACAGACATTAATTTCAGAGAAAAATCCAGATAAAAATCTGTTTTCTCTGATTTATTAGCAATCGCGACTCCTTCGATTTGCAGCTCTTTTTGCATTATCTTATTATATTACACAAATTATTGACTATTTTGACTATAATTCAATATAGCCGCAGAAAATAGATCGATACAATGTTCTTGTGATATATTAGTTAATTCTTCTATTCTTTCTATATTTTGTTTAGTTTCTCCATCTAAATAAGATTTTATACAAGATGACCAAGACTGCTTTCCTTCATTCATGAAGATTGCTTTTGCTATTGATTCAGCTACTATTTTTTGATCTTCGTTAAGAGATTTCTTCTTGTGTTTCTTTTTAAGAAAGTCTTCTATTTCAGCATTTAAGCCTTCGTAATCTTTAAAAGCTTGAGATATTCCTTTAACAGAATAAGAAGCTATAGCTGGCGCTTTTTTATTTGCTCCTTGAGGGGAAGTATTTTTAGTTGTTTGAGGCGCTTTAGCTCCTGGAGGCCTTCCAGTTCCCATAGCTCCAGCTCCACCACCAGCAGCAATAGGAGCGTACAAACCATCTTCTTTGTATCCTTTGAATTTGTTCTGAGATTCTAAAGACTCATCTGGCTCTGGCAGTCTTCCTGTTTGGATAGCTTGGACACACTCTTCAGGAGTTAAGATTCCTAATTGAGCTAACTGAGCCGAAACTCTATTCCATACAGAAGCTTCTCTAATATCAATTTCTTCAAAGTGAGGAGTTGGAAAATTTTTAAAACCTAAATCCTTGCAAAGTCTTTTTATTTCTGGAGCCAAAAAGTCATTTAAGAAAGCTTGTCTTCCTTGCTCTAATCTTTGGAAGAAAATATTTACTTTAATACTAGTAGCTGAGAACTTCTCATCACCAATAAGTATGTTATTTAAGCCTTCTCGAATGTCTGTATTTACTACTTCATATTTCCTAGGGTCAAGAATGCCTGCTATATCAGGAATAACGAATTCAGCTTTCGTAGTAAAATCAGAAACAAGAACTTTTCCTACTGATTGGTTCTGGAACAGAGTTTGCATGGCTTCAATATTTTTTTGATTAATATTGAGAGTTCCATTTTTCATCTCGCTGCCCATTGTAATTAACAATACGGCTTGCTGTGTTGTGCGAGTGATGGCCATATCCATCTTTTTCATTTCTTGCTTCCAGTTAATGTCTTCCAACACTGGGAAACCCATAGGAACAGAGAATGGCTCGTAATCTTGCTTCTTATAAAAAACAGCATTAACTCTATCTGTATCAAGAGGAATCATTATATAAGCCCCTGCTCCAGATAGAACTTTCTTTTGCAGTCTTAATTTATTCTGCTGATCTAAGCTCTTTAAGACTTCTCTATCTTCATCAGTAGTTGGGTTGCGAAGTCTTTGGAGTTCGTAATCTGTAAGAATTTTATAATAATTACCACCAACAAAAGAAATATTTCCACCATATTGAATATCTGATGGATTCAATATCATGTATTTAGATGGCAACTGAAGTTTAGTGGCTGCTGTTGAAATATCGCTGCCAAATACTTGAGTTATTTTATTTATATCATCTTCGCCTACTTTATAATCAAATCTATAAATAAAAACATTTCCAGATCTGTAATACTCTCTAAAAAACTTATCTACAAAATTATCAATGTTAATTTTTTTAAATAAAGCGTCAAAAAAGTCTCTTGCTTTCTTATTTCCTCCAGTGAAATAAATTTTGCTACAAGAAAACTCTGTCATTAAATCGATTACATTTCTAAAAGAAGAAAAATTATAATAAGCTTTCTGGCACAAAATTACAGCGTCTCTGATATTCAGAGAACTTTTATTTTGTACGTTGTTAGAATATTTAAAAGGAACTAGACCATGATCAATGTTAGTAAATCTGTCTGTTCTTTCAATAGTCCCAGCTAAATTTCTACGAGCAGGAATAGCCACTTGCTCAGACGCCGCAGCATAGCTGGTCATCATTGGAACTACTTCTGGTTGTTTCTTTTTTCTCATTTTGAAATCCTTATAAAATCATCAGAAAATTACCGCTTCTGAAAAGCGTACCACCTGGGAGTCCTCCCGTTTGGGTTTGTGTTGGTAAATTTGGTAGTAAAACATATCCAGATATACCACTTAATACTATTGATTTTCTACTGGAATGCCCAAGAACTAAAGTATAGTCATCAAATAACTCCAGCATTGGAAGACCAGCGGAGTCAGCAACTGCCCACAAAGAATTAGTAATTCCAGTTTCAACGAAAGACATGAATGCTCCGCCTGAACCTACTATTGATACTGATCCAGAAGCTGCAACTATTGCTATAGAACTTGGTTTTCCAACTCCACTTAAGTTTATTCTTTGGAAAGTGGTATCAGAATCAAAAGTTTTCTTTCCAGTGAAGTGAAAGTCTTCTCCACTTACAATATTATTTATAATTGTAATATTTGATGACGCAGTAATCTTAGCGTCTAGCACTCCTGATACAGAATTAGTGTAGCTAGTTGAGTAGCCACTTAAAGTATTAATCTTAGAATCTAAATAACCTCCTGTACCAGTTATTGTAGCAGAAAGATTTCCGCTTACAGTATTTACATATCCACTTAAAGATAAAATAGACCCACTTAAATTAGCTCCTGAAGAAACTAATCTAGCATCTAAGATTCCGCTTATAGAATTAGTATATAAAGTAGAATACTGTCCTGTAGCAAGAGTATCTGAGCTTGCGTATCCAGATGAGTTATCTATTTTTGTATTTAATGTTCCAGTTGCTGCATTGAGTCCTGCTTGAGTAAGGAAGCCCGAAGGGTTAGAGGCAATTGGATAATAGTTTTTATCTCCAACCTCAACAAAGAAGCCGGAAAACTCAACTTGATCCACTTGTTTCCTTCTGACTAAATTCGCCATACTATATTAGAGTTACACTAAAACATTACTGGAGTAAATGTAAATGTATTAGTTTCTACATTTTGTTTCATTATATCGTTATAACATTTGACTCCCCAATTAGCCAACATAAACGCAGAATAATTATCTTTTCTAGCTCTAGTAGCTGAAGACCCACGCTTTAAATGCTGCGGCAAATCAAAGTTTTGCATACCTCTAGAAGTGGTGGTGTATTCTACCATAGAGCATTGCTTTTTTGTTTGATAAATGAAGTCGTCTTGATTTTCTATGAAGTCTAGATTAGTCCAGTCTTCTTTATCTCCTGTAAATATTAATTCTTTTGGCAATGTGGAGTCAATAACTTCACTAAAAAATTTATCATTAGAGCAAGTTCTAGAAGCGAACAAAACTTTCTTATAATCAATACACGCCTGAAGGTATTCATTTCCTTTTCTAATAAAATTAGAAGAGAATACTTGATTAAATGCTATTCTTTTTTCTGATAGATTATATTGGGCTCTAGCATTCTTAACTTGCATGTCGTAATCTGGCCCCTCTGATTCCGCTACGAAATCTAAAAGCTTAATATTTATTTTTGCGTTTTTAAAGACTTCAGATTGGTTGCAAGTGTCTATAAATATATCTGCTCCAGCGTTATCAGCCACAACACACACGACATCGAAGTGAGTCATCAAATATCCAAAATATTTAACGTGATTATTTAAGTTTCCAAGGCCAGCATAAGTGTGGACAAGGATGCCAATTCCAGTTTCTTCATCTAACTCCATAACGGCAATGGCGAAGTAGTCGGCATTTGGGCTATCACTCATGTTTGGATCTATTCCAATAACATATTTTTTTCCTGGAGTACCTCTAACAAGAGTGTGAGGATATTCGTCTTTCAAAGTACACTCTTCCATTTTCTTGGCGCTGAAATAACTATCTGAACCATCTGTAAATTGAGCGCAATATTCTCTTAGGAATGCGGAGTGAGAAGTTCCTCCGCTTTGAGCTTCTTCAATAATAGTTTTATCTATCATCTCTGGTGGTAAAGCCTCAAAACCAAGTTGAGAAACGAAATAAGAAGACTCTCCTTTTTCTGGAGAAGTAATCTGGTTCACCCATTCTTGATAAGTCTTATATAAATTTTCAAATGTATAACTAGCAGAAGACAAAGCTATCATTTTAGAATTATTAACGAAGACCATTCTGTCTTCTTCCTTCATTTTGCCTTTTTTAATTAGCAAGTCTTCCATTTCACGAATATCAATACGTCTTTTCATGTCTTGAGGCGCGACAAGGAACGGCATCAATACATTTTTAATAATTTCTTCAGGCAGCAATAAGAACTCGTCAAGAACCAGAATGTTAGCACGGAAACCACGAATCTTTTCACCACTTAGAGGGATAGCTCTGATTGATCCTCCATTAATATCCCATTCATAAAGATCGTTTCTCTTGCTCTTTGCTCCAAAAGCTTGCAGAAGCAGTTCTGCTCCCTTAGACTCACTCATCTTTTCTATGTTACTGAATATAGCTCTAGCTGTACGAAATGTTGGGCCAGCTATAAGAATCTTAGTGTTAGGTTCAAAGATACATTGCAATACACAATACACACTAGCAATGAATGATTTAGCGCAACCACGACCCCACACGCACATGGTGAAGTTTCTATTAAACATTCCTTTAAGAGTAATCTCTTGATAGGCGGAAAGCTTAATGCCAGTAAGTAGATAAGTTGTAAGATAAAGATTCTGACGAAGAAATTTTGCTAATGTGATTTTAGCTTCCTTGTCTTCAAGCTCTCCTTGCAGTTGCTTAAATATCTCATTGTAATTTTCTGTTTTCTTTTTATATTTGGTTGTTTCGTGCCACATATTACAGTAGTTTTAAGTCGTACATTAATTGAAGATCGTATTTTTTATATTCTCCATTACTAAAGAATATTTTTTTCATTACTCTTACGCATTCTTCTCTGCCATCTACAAATAAGAATTGTACGTTATTATATTTCTGGATTAATTCTCTAACATTGAAGAAAACAAACTCTGGAGTGACTTTAATTTTCTTAGATACATAATTTAAATATTGAAAACTCAAGCACTCCTGAAGAGGGCGCTCTACTAAGACAATTAGATTGGCTTCTGCTGCTATTGATCTTTCTATTTCGCGGCAGAACCTCTCGTATCCGCCGCTCATTGTGCCAATGAAATCAGAGATAGACTTTCTTTCTATATAACATTTATTTTCTGGATCATTAATGGCGTAGTCTCCAAACTTTAAGCCTTTAATTTCTGTTGGATAGTCAATAACAAGAGGCATCTGCTCTCTAGTATCAATAAAAATACTAAAGCCGTCCTTAATTTTATATTTTAGCTCTTCTTTAGGGTATTGGTATTTGTTTTTAAAACCAATTTCACCACAAAGGTTATAATAATCAGAAAAAAGACTATGGTAATAAGGAATGGGAGGACTAGTAATAGAGCGAAGCTCCACTTCAGTAGGCGCATAAGTTAAGCTGTGTTTTTCTTTTCTTTGAGAGAGGAGTTTTTTTAAATATTCTTTTTGGACAGCTAAGCTTTGCAGCTTTAACCATTTTTTCATGGAGACTTTGTTGTTAAAATCATTAGAGAAATAATAATCTTTGTTTTTAAAGTTTATTAATTCTCCAGTAAGCAAATCATGTCTCGGTTCATGAGCTTGGTAGTATTCTACCATTCTCAACTTGTGAGATTTGAGATGCCCATGAAAAGATTTATCTGTATCGAATTCTATATTGCAAATTTTACATTTAACCATCTAAAACTTCCTCCTCTGTTAGGCCAAAGATACGAGCTTTGACATCATCCATAGATGATAAGCGACCAATCTCTCCTTTTAAAACTTCTCTTCTCATTTCTGCCATTTTTAACATTTCATTTCTTGTTTCTTCGTCTTTCCACATCTGAACAAGGTTCAAAATAGAAGCGTTGTCCTTAACTTGTTTTTGCATTCTTTCGCTGCGCTTAACTTTTAAATCATTAAGGAGTTTTTGCTGACGCCCAACGCATTGATTGTATTCTGTTCTGGCTGAAGTCACTGCTTCCACAAGAGTCATAGGGATTTTTTGACCAGAATCCATTTCCATATTTATTTGCTCTTGTAAAGTTTGAATTGTTTCTTGAATATTTGAAGATATTACAACTTCTGTGGCCAATACAATATATTGATCAACCTCTTCTTGAGTTAGATCTGATTTATCATATGTATATCTGATGAAACTACTCTCAAATAAATCTCTATCCACAGAATCTAAGTAAGTTCCAATCTGATGCAAGAATCTATAAGTATGTAAATAAGAAATTAAAGAATTTAGTTCTTTCTTTTGCCTTGCTGTAATCTTATCTTTATCTATTCCATCTAAAACATACTTATTAACTCGAACCATTGCCCTCTCTTGGTTCTTGGGTGGTTTGTAATC